GGCACATTAAACAAATGTGGCTTCTTTCTTCTTAGCTCAGCCTCTTTACGTCGTTGCCTAGCCATTTCACGTTCTTTGCTCTCTCGCTCCATGATTTTGGATAACACAATTTCTTTATACTCAGCTAAGCGCATACCATAAGGTGCATGTAAGGCTTCTAACAACGCCCAGCCACCTCGTACTCTTTTTGCAACCATTCCTGGAGTTAAACCATTCTTTTTTATCAATTCATTTTCATGTTCGGTAAATTTATATGGTTTACCGTTAATCTTTACGATACTCATTTATTCCACCTCTGTATTTATCCTGTGTTAAAATTTTTAAAGCTCATGTTTTTTTCTCCGGATGTTATTTATCCTAAAAAGTATTAGTGTGTCTTTTTGGTCGTTTTTCGCCCTATATTCACGAGCACTAATGACCAAAAGCTCTTTTTGCTCTCTCAGATAATTCTTGTCGTCGCTCTTCAGACATTAATTTTCTAAAACCTATTGCGCTTTTAGGTAGTTTCGCCCTAACCAATACCGCAGTCCCAGATTCTAATCGTTCCAATACCTCTACATCATCGCCGTACAACTTTGTCATTCTAGTAATATGTGTCGGTACCGATGAGTAAGCAATCCATTCTTGATTTTCGTAATCATAGTTCAATGTCGTTTCTCGGTCTTCTCTTGAATAACCGTCGCTTACAGTTTTTGTTTCTTTGGTAATTCTTGCCATTTATTCCACCTCTATATTTACGTTTCTAATTTTTAAATTGTCATATTCTAGTATTTCGTTAGGATTGTTATATAAGTAATCTGCCAGCGCATCTTTTTCGTTATCCACATCACCAAAATGCTTATATTCAACTTCTGTAGGTATTCTTATATCAATCGTTGCGTTTATATATGCTTGTTGTTGCATTAGATCACTTCATTTCTCTTTTGCGTTCTCGTCTTGCTTTAATTAATTCCTCGTAAGTAATCCATGTTTTGCCTGTGTACTTAGGTGCTTTACATATCCACGTTAAATTCACATCTCTATACTGATATCTGAATATCTTCGCTTTGATGTTGGCAACTTCAGTCGCCTTACCTTTAACATCTAAAACTTCGACCAGTTTTCCATCCTTCCACAAAGAGAAATCAGCTATATACGTAATCGGTCTTTGTTTCCCAAATTTAGGTTGTAGTTCGAATTTCGGTTGTATTTCGATACGATCATAGTTAGTGCCATTCATATTACTTTCTAAATATTGGTAATATTCACACTCTACTTTGCTATCAAATACAATTCCTTTGTACTCAACTTTCTTAGCGTTGTATTTACTCATCGTCCACCTCTAAATATCAAATATCGTTGCTTGTAAACCTAGCTCTTGCTCATATAGAAGTCCGTGAGCGCCTTTAAATCGTTTTAGGTCACTATCAGTCATAATTTTCTTTTCGTCGCTGAAATGGGCTCCTGTGAGCGAATAAACTTCATTCTCATTCTCTTTATACTTGATGACCTTAATATCTTCTGTGCCATCTTCTCGGTATAAGTAATATTTTTCTTTCGGCATTTTTAACACTCCTTAATATTCGACGATAGCGGGGCGTGTATGACGTTCTGCAAGTTTTTGGATAAATAGGTCATATAACTTATTTTCATCGCCCTGTGCCTCGTCTATGAGTTTCTGAGCGTACATATCTGAACACTCAAGTTTAATTTTCAAAAATTCTTTGGTTACCATGCGTCTCGCTCCCTGAAATCGTCTCCGATTACTCTTACTTTTCTTGCATTGTGTTTCATTCTTGAATTGATACGTTGCCAGTTCATATTTTGATTTAGTTCTTTATCACTAAAGTTAGTTGTAAAGATGTTGTTTTTACCTACTCTGTTATCAACAATGCTGAAAAGTTTATTTAAAGTGTGCTCTGTGTTTTCTACACCCATATCATCTAGTACAAGTAAATCAATATCACTTAGCAATCTGACTAGCTCGTCTGTAGTCTCTACTGCATTTTTGTTGTATGTCGCTTTGATACGATCCATCAACATTGGTATGTGCATAAAAGCAACCGTATGCCCTTTAGCTTTAACTGCTTTTGCGATAGCGTATGCTAGGTGGCTTTTACCAGTTCCGTATGAACCTTGCAATATTAATGATTTTGGCTCTTTTGTAGAGAAGCCTTGAACGTACTCTATTGCTGTTTGTTTAGCGTGTACTTGTTTTTCATTTTGTGGCTTGTAGTTTTTGACTGTTGCATCTCTTAAAGACGGATTAACGTTTGATTGATTGAATATGTTGTTTATCTTCCGTTGCTTGTTTCGCTTATATTCCTCATAGATTTCACATTTGCAACCGTCTTTATACTCGTAACCATTCGGGTGTTTTTTAGTAGGAGCAAACTTATATAAGTCGTATTCACTTCCACATCTCTCACATTTCAATCCTTTTTCGACATGAGTAGGTTGATATTTTTTCAAGCTTTCGTTTATCTTTTCGCTGAATAGTGGTTTCATAATATCCCTCTAATCCCAATAACTTTCGTCGTACTTCATGCGTTCTAATTGATCCGTGCCAGTTGGTTGTGCTTTTTGGTTGAGGTATCCCTCAAATTTATTACCAAAAAGTGTTTCTGGTCTAAGGTATTTATCGCTATCCGTGTTCAGCCACTCAGCTGTTTTGATATCAATCACCTTTTTAAAATCTTCCAACCTAAAATCTTGATTCCATCTTGCTTTAATAAAATCTTTTGATTTAGCTGTATTGTGTTTAAAATGCTTGCCCGCTTTTTTGTTTAAGTAATCAATAATTTCTTTGTAGGGAATGGAAGACACCGTCGGGTTTCCCGACAATATACTTCCTTCATTATTAGTACTATTATTATTAGTTAAATCATTATTAGTACTATTATTATTAGTAGTATGCGATTTACCATTAACGGTTTTTCCATTGTTGGTTTTACCGTTAACGGTTTTTCCAACGTTGGAAAATCGAATGTGGTGCGGTTGCTCATATACTAAGTACTCATAACCATTTAACCTACCACTCTTATCACGTTTTCTACTACGTTGAATATATCCAATTTCTTCCAGTTCCTTGATTCCACTCTTTAAACCGCTAAGTCCATCAGTTGAATGTTGCTCTAGTTCTGTTTCGTAAATTTGCCAGTTATCAGGTCGACTTAACAAATAAAGTAGAATACCTTTAGCCTTCCAACTTATATTAGAATCATGTATAAAATCTTTGTGTACTGTGACAAAGTTACCTGATTCTTTGTAAACTCTAAATGTTGCCATTTCGTTATCTCCTTTCTGGTATAATTTTGTTATCGCTACTGCGTTAGATTGGGGGTGAAAATATGGAAAATAATTTCAAACGTTTATTAACAATGTCTGAAAAACAGGAATTACATTTAGATAAAACTCACCCTTTCTTTTGGGAATCTGATTTATTTTTGATTGCTAAATCTGCTTTAAACATCGCGTATACGCTTACTGAAAATACATTTAATCATGCCCATTTAGAATGTCTAAATTATCTAAATAAGGCTTTAGTAACAGAATTGAAAATGATTAAAGTAAAGACTGATTACTACGCATACGAAACCTTCACATACAAACTTTCTAATTTTGTGAATATCTTTTCACAGGATTGGGGTCAAAGTTTTGATCAAAAGAAGGTCGAATTCTTTCAAGCTCTTCTTGATGCTTTTCGTCAATTACCAGTTGTAGATTTCGGCGATGCAACATTATCAACTTTTTTAACTTAAGGTTTACTTCTTCGTTACTTAACAGTAAATAGTCTGTCCAACTATCAGCCAGTGGTATTTCCAATATTTTTTTCTCAATTTCACTGCTGATAGTTGATTCATTTTCTTCATTAATAATTTTGCTGTGCATACTCAATAAAAAGTTCATCACATTTACTTCTTTTTTAAATGTATTTATATCCAAATCACTTTTCTCCTTTCAACATTTTGTTGAGCCTCTTATCAACTTTTATCCACGAGTCATGCAAGTGATATTTATCATCAAACGACTTAACGCCAATCGCATGTTGCTCGTTGTGATGTTCGCGACATAACGCTAATACATGTTTGTCGTAGTGATTCATTTTGTTTCTGTTCATGCCTCTACCAACTGCTTCATAATGCGCTAAGTCTGCGTGAGGCTTTCCGCATATTACACAGTTGCGGTTGATTGTAGCCCAATATAATAGTGCTTTATCTTCGCTTAACAACTTGCTTGTTTCTATGCTCATAGGTATTTGATGATGAAACATAAACGCTATAATCAGTTCTATTAACTCCCTTGCAACTTTCATAGAACAGTCGCGCAGACTGATTTCTTCATAACCTTTCATAATTTCCAATTCTGTTTGTAATAATTTTCTAGTTGATTCTACTGGTTCGCCCCAGTGAAGTTCTATATCTCTACACATTGCGAATATTTTTTTGCGTTGTTCTATAGATAGTTTTTTATTGTCCGGAACCTCTACTTCTGCTTTTAGTGGATATCCGTTTTCTAGTAAGTCAATGTGACTTTGTTCAAGTTCAACACCAGTAGCAACGACGGAATAAGTGCCGTCATTGTCTTTCTGGTATCTTGTAATGTATTGCATTTAAACCACACCTTAAAATGCTAAATCTTGGTCGTCATATCCAAATGAGCCACTGCTTTCAAATGGATTGCTTTGTTGAGACATTGATGTTTGTTGTTGTGCCTCGTTATTTTCTTCAGCTTTTTGCTTATCTGTCTTCGGAATAGGTTTGTTAACAACATCATCACCCTTTTTGTAAGGTTTAATAAATGAAAAATCCGTAAAATACTTACCTTCATCTTTATTGAATTTCCATTTCAATACCAAGTGACAAAACTTACCAATAAGATCATTGGTATCAAAATCTAAGCTAGGAAGATTTAACTTAATACCTAATCGAGTAACTAATTCAATCAATTGTTTTTCTTGGAAATCATATTTATACGGCGGTACAAATTGATTATGTTTATATTGTTTGCCTTCATCATTTTCAAATACGATTGTGAAATATCTATTTTCTCTATCATTGAATTCAATATTTTTAACTTTCACTGTGAATTCTCCAGCTTGAAACCCTGCTGAGCCGTTATAAAACTTTTCTTGATTTGTTTCTTTAGTAAATTGCGCTTGTCCTGTGATTTTCATAATTAAATACCGTCCTTTTAATTAATTTTTAGTTTCCATTTCTAATTGCTTCTACTACGTCCGTAATGCTAGGATTTGCAAATTTCTTATTGTTAATTGTTATTGAAGGTGAATGTCTAATCTTTGTTTCAAACGTATTAGAAGGTTCAGCGTTTAGAATATATCTAGCTTTCTTTTCTCCGTTATCATCAAATTCTTCAATCATTGCCCTAGCTAACACATCACTTTGAGAAGTAATAGCTTTTTTAATTTGTTCTTGCGCTTCAATAGTGATAGTAGGGTTGATAGTGCTACCTTCATCATCTTTATCTTTGTTGATACCTTCATGACCTGTAATAACAAAGTGGAATTTGTATTCTTCTTGAAGTTTTCCTATTAATCTGTACATACTGACAATTCGTTCAGCAACTTCTCCCCAATCATTAAACGTTGGTTTTTTAGACTTATTTTTCATCACATCATTCAATGTCATATCTCTAAGTTTTTGAATAGTTTCAATAACTACAACATTGATTTCTTGTCCGTTTTCTCTCATCTCCTGTAAAATTTGAGGTAAAAAATTTACAACATAAACAAAGTGTTGATAGTTCTCGATTTCTACGTCTGATCCTTCGTCAGTAACCGTTGTTCCACCTTCGTTAATGTCAATGACGAAAGCGTCTTTATCTCTTGTAGCAAACGTGGTTTTTCCTGAGCCAATTTTTCCGTATACTGCAAATTTATAGAATTTCCTTTTATTTTTCTCAGCGATATTATTTATCTTTAGTTTTTTGAGTATGCTTACTTTTTCTTGTGGTTCTTGTTTTTCCTCAGTCATGTTCTACCTCCTCATACTCAATTGTTTCTGTCACTGTTTTCTTGATTGCTTTGTGATAATCCATATTGATACTCGCTTCTTCCATACCGTTAAATTCCCTAGCTCTATTTCTATTTGTGGAGTAACTAACATCTGAATTATTATCAGTTGGTTTGTTAGTTATATAAATTGGCATATCCCTATGACGGATGATGTAAGTTACAGTCTGCTTCATAGCGACCTCCTACCATTTCATGACTAAGTTAATTAGTCTGTCCTGTTCGTCTGTGTTCTCTTCAATCCATTCATCTATTGCTTGGTTGAATAATTCTGATGCCATATCTAAGTCATTCTCATCTACGACATAAGCATGTTTAATTGGTACGTTGTTCATATCTTTAACTTGTATTGATATGCCCATATGACCTTTTAAAATGAATATTTTAAAATCGAATCCGTTAACATGAATATTTTTGCGTATGATTTCGCCTATTTCGTAATACATCTTGACTTCCTCCGTTTTTCGTTTTATATTGAACACGAATTAATTTTGTTAATCGTTTGTCACTGTTACTTGTTGGCGCAAGTAGCAGTTTTTTTATTCTTCATAAAAGTATTCTTTATAGAATATGAATGTTGCGATACTTGCGAATCCCGCAATTGACCACGCTGTCGTGAAGTATAGAAACGGCATGAGTATAATCGCTAAGACTGTGAAGCATAATACTGCTACTAGGTAGCTTTTATAAATGTTGCTCATTTTCTTTTTTTAACTCCTCCATTATTCTCTGGTCTGATAAGTCGTGATAAGGGAATTTTTTCCTAGCTAATTGGACTGGTATTTTGCCTCGTATCGCAATGTAACCTTCGTCTTCAAGCTCTTTATTCAGTTCTCTTATTATTTGTCCTGCTTTGGATTTAGAAACAGATAAAATTACTGCAAGTTCTTTAGCTTGCAAACTATTTTTTATCATATCTATTCCTCCTTTTTATTTTTGTGTTGTGTATAATTTAGTTATCTCCTAGTGAAAGGAGGTGGATAATTATGAATAATATAAATCTCACTCAACGACAGTTAGATTTAATAAAGAAAAATCAAGCTATCTTGTCTAAATTGCCTGTCGAAGTTTACGCTAAAGCCGCAAATACTATGAATAATTCGTATGTTATGAACGCTCTGGAAATTCAATCGACGGTTAATAATGTTATGAATAGCATTAGAATTAACCAATCGAAATTATCTGATTGGGCTTCCTATATGCATCAAGTAACTAAGAATCATCCAATGTTCAAATCTAATTTATTTTCTGAAAAAATTCTTGATGAATTCATAAGTTCTAACAGCTTTCCGGAGAATGAAGTCCGCAAAGTTAGCACTCATTTGAGAAAGTCTTTTGTCGATACTGTCGATGTCCCTGTTCTTGGTAAAACCGTCAATTCTGCCCATCCAATAGATGACGTAAATACCAAAGAAAGTGATAAGATATTCTATAAATCTATCAATCAATATTTTTTGGCTCCTTCCTCATCGTTTGTTCACGATGTTTCATTAACTGTTGCTAAAAGTGTTGCTGTTAATATGTTTGTCAGGACTGCTAATGATGATTACGTGAATTACTTCTTTTCAACTGCGGTAATAGCTGTATGCTATGTCGCTTCGTGTCTTGCAAGTGCTTTTGATTTAAAGAATAAAAGAAAAGATTTTAAATAGTTTCACACCATTTTTATAATTATCTTCCAAACCTTCCACGTCACAACTGCCATTGTGATGAGGAGGGTTGTTTTGTATAGTGCGTTCATTTGTTTATGCTCCTTTGCATTTCCAAAAATTTAATATAATTTAAATTCGATACCATCTATTTGA